ATCTCCAATTTGAAAAGATTATGTTTGGAATGAGATTATTAGTTCAGATTTTATTGAATATCATTTAGATTATGCAGGGGATATGGTCTATGCTGGAAAAGCTTATAAATATCCTGAAACTGATAGAGTAGAGTTTTTATTAAATAATGTTGCTGAAAATTATCTATCTAATGGGATTATATTTAATACTTCAAAAACTATAATATCTCCAGAATATTTGAAACCATTTACTTTGATAACATCTAGTGGAAATGAAAAACCAATTACTTTCTTCAATGACTGGAGTTATAAAGATAGAGATTTGACTAAAGGTACTATGTTAAGTGATCCTATTACTGGTTTAGTTGATCCAAGACAATATTTAGTAGCAAGTTGAATTTTACCAACTGGAACGGGAGTTGTTAATAGATTTTTTTATGTAGATGGAACATCAACTGCTATAGATATTAGTTTAAATTCTGGAATTAATGGATATACATATACAGAAGATTTAAGCAATAAACTATGGCCTTGTGGGAGCTATTTAATAGTAGGATTTGTAGAAGACGGAAATATTAGTGATAGACAGATTAGATATGATATAGATACCACAGGTAAAGATTATGTGTTATATTATACTAATTCAGCAGGAGGATGGGATTCATTACTTGTTGAGGGTAATGTTAGAAAGACTGATGAAATTAAATCTGAAACATATACTCGCAAAGTATTAAATACATCTCAAGAATTTGCAAGGAATAAGTATTTAAATACTATAACTTCAAGCTGGATTCTTTATACTGGTTATTTAAATGATATTCAAGCTTTTAAGATGTTTAATTTAATTGAGAGTACTAAAGTATATTTGCATAATCTTAAAGATAATACTATCACTCCAGTATTAATTACAGATACAAATTGTGAATATAAAACTTATACTAATCAAGGTAAAAACAAGTTCTATTATACAATTAATGTAGAAGCTTCTCAAGATACTTATCGTAAATAATTATGAGAAAGAATATTAAACTATTTATTGCAAATAAAGAGGTTGACTGTAGTGAGGGAATTAGTCTTCCTATGACATATACTGTTGAGGATTTCCAAAACCCCACTATAGTCAAGAACTCGTTTAGTAAGACGATTTCTATACCTGGCACAAAGAATAATAATAAGATTTTTGGAGAGATTTATAAGTTAGATAGATTTCTCCATATAAAAGAAGGTAATTTCTCTGGAGTATATTTTGATCCTTCCAAACGAGTTGATTTTGGAATTTATAATAATGGATATTTAGTTGAATCTGGATATATGCAATTAAATAGTATATCTATAAAACAAGCTGTTATTACTTATAATATTACTTTATATGGAGGATTAGGAGATTTCTTTTATGGGCTTAAATATAAAGAAGATGGTACTATTAGGACTCTTGCTGATTTACAATACTTTGTAACTGATGAAGCTGGAAATGCTCTTCCTGCTGATACTGAAATGAATTTCTATATTAACAAAGATTTTGTAAATACTTGTTTTGATTGGACTAAAGTAAATGAAGGCAGTCAAATCTATGACTATTTAACATTTATTCCAGCATATAATGGTTTATATGAAAATTTTGATAATGAAACCTGTTTAATAAATACTATTGGTGATACTTTGTTTCCAGTTAGTAAGACAGATTCAGGAGTTACATATACACCTTATAATGGATATGGATTAGCTAAATTAAATAGAGCATATACAGAATGGGAGATGAGAGACCTTAGAAGTTATATGCAAAGGCCAGCTTTAAAATTGAGTAAGTTAATTGAAACTATCTGTAGAAAAGAGAATTCTGGATATGATGTTATAATGGACCCAGATTTCTTTAATTACTCAAATCCATATTGAAATAAAGCATTCGTTGCATTGCCTTTATTGGGATCTACTGAAGATGAAGAATCAGATAATATTACAGAGAATGCCAAACTTACTAAATATAATGATTTATTTTGGTGTGGATTAAAACCTGGAGGAACAACTACTTCAGTAAACTGGGGCAGATTTAGTATTACAGGAAGTGATGTAATAGTTCCTGGTGAAGGTCAAGTAATTGATTTATCTGCCACTCCAGCTAATACTCTTGTTAATATTAATGTTGATTTTCAGTTATTCTATAATGCAAATGTTTCTGCAGGTAATGATTTATACCTATCCTATGTATTAAATGGAAAATCTGGAAATGCAGAATATACGAATCATCCTTATAGAACTTCTGTAACAGCACAAATATTAATATATGATGCTGATGATACATCTTCTCCTTCTAGACCTATAGCATATTCTCCATTATATAATTTCACTAATTCTATTCAAGGTCAAAATCCAGCAGGACCTAATTATTGGTTTAATTATTATCCTTTAACTGATGCACCTGTTGAAACTATTCTTGGGCATTTTGTAAAAGATAGTGGAAATAGGTATTATTTCAAAAGTGATAATAATACTAATACTTTCAGATTTACTGTAAAAGATATGCCTAAAGTTAATAAGATTTTAGTAAATATACAAATTGTAAGAAGAACTGAAAATTTATATAACCAAGATGCTGTATGGCAGTTAAATAATATGCATCCAAATGATGTTACTGCTAATAGAGTTGCTGGATGGTCAGAATTTTTATATGATGAAGATCAATATACGCTAAAAGCTTCTTGGCCTTCAGCAGTTACTTCTGATGCTTTAATTACTAAGCAGAAATTATTAAAGACAGAACAATCTCCTGCTGATTACTTATTAAGTTATGCAAAACTATTTGGATTGTATTTTACAAAAGATATTGATAGTAAAACAATTAGAATATATACTAGAAATAACTTTTTTAAGGATATAATTTCAGATTGGAGTAAAAGAATTGATTATTCTAAAGACTTTAATGTAAATCCAATATTATTTGATAAAAAGTGATATACTATGTCATTAGAAACTCCAGAAACGTATTATGCTAAGAAGTATGATAGACAGTATGATATAGACTATGGTCAGCAAAGATTAAATACTGGATACAATTTTAATAGTGATAATACTGATTTATATTCTGGAAATATATTTCAAAATGTGGTATCTGCTAGAGATGCAGACAAGTATTTTAGAAATTTCTTTAATTCTGGAAATACTTATGTGCCTGCATTTATGAATGATAATATTACATATAGTTTATTTAATAGAACTTCTACAGAAGTAAAAACTAGTGATCAGGATTTATATGGAGCTAATTTTATAGATCAAGGAAAGACTACAGAATGGTGAGATGTTCCTGGAAATGATATATTTGCAAAAACTTGTTTTTACACATTAGACAATAATGAACAGAGTCTTGAGGAAATAAAGAGTGCTTTATTGTTTTATAATGATACAGTTAGTATGAATGATATAGCTGGCAATCCAATTAATTATTGAATTACAGATGATGTTACTGAAATGTCGGTTCTTAATGATGGTGAACCTTGTTACATTTATACTACTAGTGAAAATAATTCTGCAGGATCAAAAATTGCAATTAAAAGAACTACATTACCACAATTTATAAGATATACTATTTCAAGTAACTTCATATCTTCATCTTGAGATTTTGGAGTTCCAAGAGAAATATATATTGATAAAGTTAGTTATTTGGAACAATCTACTTTATATAGTAGATTCTGGAGTAAATTTTATAATGATCAATTTGATGTAAATACTAAAAAAGTCACCTGCTTTGTAAGATTAGATGATTTAGATGTTAAATATGATTTACTTAGACAATTCTATTATTTTGAAGATTCATACTGGGTACTTAATAAGATAGATGCTTATGATATTAATTCAGATTCTACTGTTAGATGTGAATTTATTAAAGTTCAAGATATTAATAGTTATTTAGCTGGAATTCAAAATTCAGGTGAGTATATATCATTTGACGATTCAGATCCAATAGTAGATTATCAAGCTGGAACTAAAAAGATTACAGTTACTTCTAATATTCCTTGGGAATTAGGATGATATAGTCCAAATGAAATTGTAAGCATTACACCTGAATCTGGGCAACCTGGAGAAACAGAATTAACAGTTACTTATAATGAGAATACTAAATATGACCAAAGAAGTTTCTACTTTAGTCTTTATAAACAAGGAGGCGTAGATGGTCCTAGATGTATGTTTACTCAAACTCCAGACCCAAATAAAGCTGTTCTTATTACAGGCAAATTAGAAACTCCAAGTGGCGCTATACCAACTGGAGTAATTCAGATACTTACAGAAAACGATAACTTCTTGAATGTGGCTTATATGCGGGATAATGGAAATTATAGAATATATGCTCAAAAAGGTGTTCAGTTTAAATTTGAAGTGACTGATGGACCAACAGGAACAGTTAAATATACAGAGAATTTAACACTAACAGAAGATACTGTTAAAAATGTAACTATAAACTAATATGGCTGAAGAAATTAAAAAAGTAATTAGTATAGATACTAAAACTAGTTCAAAGTCGATCAAGCAGCTACGAGAAGAAGTAGCTGGCTTGACGGCTGAACTTGAAGATCTTGAGATTGGTAGTACTGACTATACTAAAAAGCTTGAAGAACTTGTTAATGTTCAAAATAAGTTAGGTGTTGCTACAGAATCTATGCAAGGTAAAACTGTAAATGCAGTTAAGGCGTTTGACAGTATCAATCAAGTAGCAGGAGGTTTAGCTGGAGGAGTTTCAGCTGTTAGTGCAGCATTTACTTTATTTGGAAAAGATACAGAGAATCTTCAAAAAACTATGGTTAAATTGCAAGCAGCAATTGCCATAGTACAAGGAATAGGAGGATTAAAAGGTTTAGGTGAAGGTATTCTTAATGGAGTAAAATCATTTAAAGCCTTATCTGTAGCAATGGGTGGTGCTACGGCTGCAACTGGAGGATTATCTGTAGCAATGGGTGTGCTACGGTCTGCAATTATATCTACAGGAATTGGGGCTTTAGTTGTAGCTCTTGGTATGCTAATAGATTTTGCAATTAAAGCAGCATCAGGAATTGATGATTTAAAAATTAGTATTTCTGGTTTAAAAGATATAACTGATCAATGAGGAACAAGCTATGCCAGAGCTAATACTGAAATTGCAGGATTAGAGAGACAAAGAGAGAGAGATTTAGCTGCTGGTAAAAAAAGTGAAATACAAATTTGGAAAGATTATGCTGAAGCATTAGGAGATTTAGATGCTGAATTATTTCAACAATTTGGTAGTGTAACTAAAGCATATTCTGACTCATTTACTAATATACTTAAAAGTAATAAATACTTCAAAAAAGAATTTAAGAAATCTGGATATGAAACTTGGGAAGATTATTCCGAAGCCATACAATGAGGATTAAAGAATAGTTCTAATGAAGTTGATTTCTTTTTAAGTAAGTTAAATGATGATCAAAAAGCAGCTTATGATGAAGCTTCTGGTATTTATAATACTTATCTTGAGAAACGTAATGATTTGATGCAAAAATCTGCTGAAGCTTATGAAAAAGTTAAGTTAATGGAGATTGCTGCAGAACGTAAGCAGAGAGAAGATGCTAAAGCTCAGTATCTAAAGAATATAGAAGATAGAAAGAAACATAATCAAGATCTGCTTAAAGTTATTAACGATTTCTATGAAGAAAATAGGAAGCTTCTTTTAGATGATGAAGCAAGAGAACTTGATGAATTAAATAGAAACTACCAGAATCAATTAGATGCACTTAAAGAAGCCTACAATCTCAAATTAATAACAGTTAAAGAATATAATGAGAGATTAAAGCAGGTAAATGATGCATATAATAAAGAGTGACTAGATAATAATAATGAACGTTATAGGGAAGACTTAGAAAATAGATTGTCTGCATTACAAGAAATGCAGGATAGGGAATCTCAATTATTTGCAAATAAAGAGGCTGCATTATCTGCAGGTAAATCTGGAAGTTACGAAACTAGAGTTCAACAATTTGGTTCAACTGATTTCTATCAATCTGGAGAAGATGTTCAAAGACAATATCAAGATACATTAGCTTATAATGAACAGTTATATAATCTCACTAAAGAAAGAATTACAAGAGAGAATGAATTGATGTCTCAACAGCAAGCTATCTTAGATGAGCAATATAATAATAAACTGATAACTGAACAAGAATATGCTAATCAATCTCAAGCAATTAAATTACAGCAAGAAGCTAATGATATAGCTTTATCAGAAGCTGCTAATGCAAGAGAAGAAGCAGATCTTCAAGCATTTAAAGATAGACAAGCTAAAAAACAACAAGCTATTCAAGCAACTATGAATGTGGCTTCTTCTTTAAGTGGAGCTTTAGCTAATGTATTTAAACAAGAAGCCAGTGATGATTCAAAATCAGAGAAGCAAAGAGAGAAATCATTTAAAGTTTATAAAGCATTAGCTACTACTCAAGCTATTATTGATACTATCAGTTCTGCTCAAGGTGCATATAAAGCTATGGTAGGTATACCTTTTGTAGGTCCTATTCTTGCTCCTATTGCAGCTGCTACAGCTGTTATAGCTGGTATTGCTAATGTTAAGGCTATCCAAAATGAACAATTACCTTCATCGGGTGGTTCTGGAAGTGATGCAGGAACTACTGCTCCTGCTGCTTTAAATACTGCTCCTGTAGAATATACTCGAAACTTACTTGGCAATAAAGAGACTGATGAATTGAATCAACCTGTTAAATGTTATGTAGTTGAGAGTGATATTACTAACGCTCAAACTAAAGTTGCAGTTACAGAATCAAATGCAAGTTTCTAAAGTGAGTAAAATTTCTGACATACTACTATGTAAGTTGCTGATTATCAGTGCTTATATAGTAGTGCTATGTCAAAATTTATTTATCTTAGATACAAAAGTGAGTAAAAAACTTGACATTTGATAATATATAAATATATAAAAATAAAAGATTGTAACAATATTACATTTTTAAAATAGCTTATATATTAATAAAAAATGGAAAAAATGTATAATGATCTTCCATTATATCAAGCAATTATTGCTGATGATTGTGATGGAATAGAGTTTGTAGCATTGACCAGTAAACCTGCAACCCAAGTTAATTGGCTTGCTTTTGGGGAATCTCAGAAGTTCTCGATGGATGAAGAAAAACATATAGTTACCTCTTGTTTAATGGTATGTGATATACCTATATTTAGACGGGATAGTAAAAACGGAGAATATTATATTCAATATGATAAAGAAACTCTCCGTTTAATGGCTGAAAAAATGATGTATGATAAGAGAACTACTGATGTAAATATTGAACATTTAGAAGATTCAGTAATTCCTGGAATAATTCTTCAAGAGCTATATATTAAAGATATAGATAGAGGAATTAATCCAGTTGAATTTGCTGATTGTCCAGATGGTTCATTATTTGCTACTTATAAAGTAAATAATCCTGTTATATGGGATGCAATTAAAGCTGGCAAGTTTAAAGGATTCTCTATTGAGGGATTGTTCACTTTAGAAAGACAGTCTGATGAATATGAGGAACTTAAAGAGATTCAAAAAATGTTGAGAAAAATAAAAAGAGTTAAACATTAATTAATTATGAGTAAATTCACAAAAATTAAACTTGAGTTAGCTAAGATGCTTGCAAAGTTCAGTGATGTTAAAACTGACAAGGCTGTGCTTACTTGGGATTCAGATGAGGATCTGAGAGAAGGTATGGATGTTTATGTAGCTGATGAAAATGGCGAATATGCACCTGCTGCTGATGGTGAGTATGTTACCGAGGATGGCAAAACGATTGTTGTTAAAGACGGTAAAGTAGAATCCATTACTGATCCTAAAGCTGAAGTTGATCCAGAAGAGGGTATGAGAACTGTTGAGGTTGATGCTGCTTGTGGAACTAAGAAAGTAAAAGCTGAGGAAGTTGCTGATCCTGCTGTTGAAACAGACGGTGTTAAAGAAACTGAGACTGATGCAATCGACGCTATTCATCGCGAAATTAATGAGCTTTACGATATTGTAGATAAGCTTGTTAAGAAAGTAGCAGAACTTGAAGGAAAATCAGAAGCTACTGAAAAGACTGTAGAAAAAATGAGTAAGATGAGTGCTGCTTTTTCAGCAGAGGAAACACTTGAAAATAAAACAACTGCTCCTATGAGTGGGATAGCAGAAATAGATAGAAAGCTTAAAAACTTTATTGGTTAATTTATAAAATTTTAAATAATTATGGCAAATAGTCCTGTAATGGCAACGCTTCCTGCTTATGTGGAGCAAAGACGTCTCCCTCTTATTAAGGAAGCTGTTTTAAAAGCTAAGAGTGCAAGTTTGTTCAATCTTCAGACAGATATTAAAACTGATGCTGCTCTTAACCTGTTATCTACCGATATGCAGTTCGGTGATGGTCTTACTTGTGGTTGGGATGAGGCTGGAACTCAGACTCTTTCGCAGAGAATTCTTAAGACTGGTAATATTAAGATTAATATGGCATATTGCGATAAGGCTATGCTGAAATACTGGACTCAGTATGCAGTTAAGGTAGCCGCTGGTCAGAAGACGCTTCCTTTTGAAGAGGATTTCGTAAATGCTGTTGTAGAGAATGTAAAAGAGGCTATTGAGGTAGCTATCTGGCAGGGTGATACGACTTCAGCTACTAATAACTTGAAGTATTTTGACGGTCTGCTTAAGATTCTTGCTGCTGATGCTGGCACTGTAGATGTAGCAATTGCTGGAGCATCTGCTTATACTGACATTATGGCAGTTTATAATGCAATTCCTGAGAAGGTTCTTGATGGCGCTTCTATTCTTGTTGGTGCCGATATGTTCCGTAAGTTCGTAAATGAACTTGTTGAGAAGAATTATTTCCACTATAGCGGAGAGAGCCTTGATGGTGAGATTTATCTTCCTGGTTCGCAGGTTAAAGTTATTGCTGTTAATGGTCTTAATGGAACTGATAAGATTGTTGCTGGTCAGTTAGACAAGAACTTCTTCTATGGTGTAGATATGATGAACGACGAAGAGAAATTCGAATTGTGGTATTCACAGGATTTCCGCGAGTTCAGATTAGCTATTGAATTTAACGCTGGTGTACAAGTTGCTTTCCCTGATGAAGTAGTATTAGGTGCCAAGGCTTAATTTCAATAGATTTTATTAACTTCTAAATGATATTGAAATTATGGCTTGTTTAATAACTATCGCAGGAATCACACTTGATTGCCAACCTTCATTGGGTGGTATCAAACAGGTCTGGATTACTCAGTATGCAGATGTTAAGAGTGTAACGGTTGATCCTGATAGCAATATGATTTCAGCTATTACTCTTGAGACTTCAGCTAAATGGTATAACTACCAATTTAGAAAGGCTACTGGTTCTCTAACCTCAACTTTAAATGTAGATGAAAGTGCGGGTGTTAATTATGTAAGTAATGAGCTTGCTCTTGTATTTACAAAGATGGAAACCGCAAAACGAGTAGAGATTGCAGCTTTATCAATTGGTCAGCTTGCAGTTGTTGTTGAAGACAGCAATGGTAAGTATTGGTTCTTAGGTAAAGATGATTATGTAAGCGCTTCCGCTGGTACGGGTGTTACTGGTACTGCTAAAGGTGATCAGAATGCTTATACTCTGACACTTTCAACAGATTCAGATTCTTATCCTTATGAGTTATCTGCAGAAGCTATCCAAAGCGTTGTAGGTGCTTAATAACAGAAAGAGGGGCGAGTATTAATTTACTTGCCCCTTATTTTGTTTATATACCACATAATGAATAATTTATATTTTATAGAAAAATAATATGGCAATAGTATTCACATCAGAACCAGTAGCTAAAAATACTACAACTAAAAATTTAGATTTAATTAAAGCTGCTGAATGTAAGTTACAAGAAAAATCAGTAGAATATACTCAAAATGCAGAGTTTGAAGTACTGCCAGATGAAGGGTATGATGGAATGTCTAAGGTAAATGTATCTGTTGATGTAGTAGTTCCTACAGTTCAAGCTTCCAAAGCAATTACAATTACTCAGAATGGACCAATAGAGATTCTTCCTGACTCTGATTATGATGTTATGGAAAAAGTTGAAGCTACTATTAATGTGCCTGCTCCTACTTTACAGAATAAACATATAACTATAGATAAAAATATTTCAATGACTGAAATTACTGCTGATTCTGGATATACAGGACTTTCAAGAGTTGAGGTAGATGTAGAAATACCTGTTGAAGATAATAAGCAAGTATCTATTACAGAAAATGGCACCACAACTATCATTCCTGGAGATGGATATGATTATATAGAGATGTTAGAAGTAACAGTAAATGTTCCAACTACTTCAACTCCAAATATTAATGATAAATATACAAGTTTAGCTGGGGTTACTGATGCAGATGCTGGATTAGTAAGTGGATGGGATACATTAGTTGATGGAACTAATAAATGTTATTTAACAGATTTCAATTCTGCTTATACATTTAATCTTCCAGCTCTTGAAACTGGATTCCAAATGTTCAGTCATAGCTCAGGCACTGGAATGGTAAACTTTGCAGCAGGATCTTTTACAAGTCTTACTAATGCACATAGTATGTTTGATAATTGTACAGTAGTTGAAGATTTTGTATTTGATATGCCATCAGTAGGTAATACATCTTCTATGTTTAGGGAGTGTTCAAGTTTAATTCATTTTAATTCTAATACAGAGAACTTAATGAATAGTTCTTATATGTTCCAAGATTGTACTGCTTTACAAACTTGTAAGATTAATCTTACTAATTGTATGGATATGAGTTCTATGTTCTACAATTGTCAAGCTTTAACTGGATTAAACTTTTATGGTAGTATTAAAGAGGATTTAACTTTATCAGATTGTAAACAATTAACAGTAGATTCTTTAGTAGCTACTATTGATGCACTTGCAAATTTAGTTGGATCTTCCCAAAAGACTCTAACTTTAGGAACTACTAATTTAGATAAGCTAACTGAAGAGCAGAAAGCTGTTGCTGCAGGTAAAAACTGGATTTTAATTTAATAAATAATATATTATGGCAAACGAAACTGAAAAGACAATTCTGCCTTACCTAAATGTATTAGAAGTAGATACAATTGATAAGTCAAATGTTACTAAGGTTATAGTAATAGATAAAGATGATGAGGTAAAGGTTATGGATGGTTCTCAGTTAGGATCAAGTAACTATCAAGATCTTCAATTTAAGCCTGAAATTAATGGGGTTGAATTAAATGGAAATGTTCCTTCTAAAGAATTAGGAATTCCTTCTATTGAAGATGTTGATAATCAGATTACTGAGAAACTAGCTGACTATCCAACTAAAGAAGAGGTAACTGCAGAGATTACTGAAGCCACTGCTGGAAAGCAAAATACACTTGTTCAAGGTGATGGTATAGTAATTGAAGAGAATACTGTTTCTGCAGATTATAATACTATTCGTAACAAACCATCTTTAAATGGGGCAGAGCTTATTAATCCTACAGTAATAGTTCCATCAATTCAGATTAAAGCTATTCCTGATAAAGTAACAATAGCTCCAATACTTGGAAATCAAACTGGAGACGCTGAAGAACTTCCTGTTTATAATACTGAAACTAATTCTGCAGGTCTAATTAATGCTGATTTATATGCTCAGTTATCAGATAAATATACAAAGGCTGAGATAGACCAATTAAATATAGAAATTAATAAAGCTATAAATGCAAAACAAGGAATACTAACTGCTGGTGCTAATATATCTATTGTTGATAATGTAATATCTGCATTTCAGAATCACTTCTTCTTAAATTTAGATGTAAATGATCCAGATAGACAGTTAGAAATATATAACTTTATTAGAAGTAATATGGACTTCTATTTATTTGGGCAGATAACATATAATGAAGATATTATAGTGGTCCCAATGACTGTAGTAGAGCATACTAATACTATTGATTTATATGGATACTATTTTAAAGATAATAGAGTATTAGTAACAATTAATGCTATTATAGTTAATAATGGTCAAATGACTGTTAAGACAACAGAAGTTGATCTTACTAATAAAGGCTATACTAAAGAAGAAGTAGATGAGAAACTTGCAACTAAGCAAGGCGTATTTGCTCCTCAAGCTCCATTAGCTTTTAATGAAGATAAATCCCAATTATCTGTAGATTTATCTGGATATCAACCAGCTGGGGATTATGCTTTAAAAAGTGATATTCCAACTAAAGTTAGTGAGCTTACTAATGATTCCAACTTTGTAACTGAAGCTGAAGTATCTGGGGATTTAGCAGGTAAAGCAGATAAGACTTATGTTGATGAACAATTAGCTCTTAAAGCTGATTCTACTACAGTTGAATCTTTATCTGGAGAAGTAGCTACTAATAGTACAGATATTAGTACTTTAAAGAGTACAGTTGCAGAGAATGGTGAAAAGATTGATTCTCTTGATAAAGAGATGGCTACCAAACAGGATACTCTTGTTAGTGGAGAATCAATTAGAACAATTAACAATCTTTCTTTATTAGGGGAAGGTAATATTAATGTAGGCGATGTTCCTTCTATTACAGTAGAAAATGAGCAAATACCAAATGAGACAGATTTTAATAGAGTTGCAGAAGCTGCGGCAAATAATAGAGCTGTTTTAATTAGAATTAAAACTACTGAAATGACGTTAACCTCTAATTATTGACAGTATGCCTCTTCAGAATCTCAGAGAATCTTTATTGCTTATGCAACATATTTATCAGAAACTAATAACATAACTCTGATGGCATATATTATAGAAAATCAACCAGTTATGGTAGAAACTTATGATAAAGAATTACAAGAAGAGTTAGTTTCTGGGACTAATATAAAGACTATTAATGGTGAAAGTATTTTAGGAGAAGGTAATCTTGAAATATCTGGTAGTGGAGGGACTACCGATTATACTCAGTTAACAAATAAACCTCAGATTAATTCTGTTGAGTTATCTGGCAATAAGAGTTTATCAGATTTAGGTATTCAGCCTGCTGGAAACTATATTGAAGCTGGAACTGGAACCCAACCTCAAATAAATACTATTACTGTTCTAACTCAATCAGAGTATGATAGTTTATCAACTAAAGATCCAAATACTCAATATTTAATTGTAGAGTAATATGAATATTCGAGATAATTTAAAAACATTTTATGTAGGTGACAGACAAGGTACTGCTATTTATGTTGGCAGTACCAAAGTCTGGCCTTGTCCTCCAATTCCATTTATAGATGATACTTTTCGTAAAGCAGTTGCAAGACAATATTTAGGAAGTGTAAATTCAATAATTACAGAATGTAATAATCCAGATGTTATTAGTTGATATATAAATCCTACTTCATCTAACCCAAAAACTTCTATATTTAGAGCAGATTCATCATTACAGTATCAGTTAACTACATCTATAGATGCTCAAAAATATATTACTGAAAATACAGATACTGATTTGTATTATTTATTTGCTGGATGTCGTAGTTTAACATATATATTACCTGATATTTTTATTGGTAAAAAGAGGATGTATGGTGCCTTATCTGGAATTGGAGCTACAGAAATAGATCCATTAGATCTATCTAATGCTGTAGATTGTACTGGATTATTTAGATATTCAGAACAATTAAAAACAGCACCTCAGATAACTTTTTCTTCAACTGAAAAAGTTACTGTTTATCAAATGTTTAGGTACTGTTATAGGCTTCAATCTGTTCCGCAATATGATGCAAGTAACTGGAGTAATTTTTCTGATTTATTCAGAACTGATGATGAGAGAGATCAAGAATCTAAAGATTTCACCCTACTTACAGATATTGGAGGTTTTACAAATATTGGGATGGGAGTCACTATGACTACATATACATTACATTTAGGAGGATTACCTGCACTTACTGTTCAATCTATAAATAATATAATAGAAGGACTATATTCAGACGCATCTAAGAATCCTACTATTGTTTTTAATAAAGTAATCTTTGACTCTTTAACTGAAGATCAAAAAGCCCAGATAGTTTCTAAAGGATGAACAATATCATATTCTAATTAAATACACTATGAAAATTGAAATTAAAGAAAAGTATAAAGTAGTTAAACCTGAAGATAATATGCTTCTTACTAACTATAAAGACGAAATGGATATTAAAGGGTATAACTCATTTAAAGAGTGTATTTGTCCATTAAATTGTGATTTAGAACATTTAAGAGAGATAACATTAGAGCAGGATTCTGAATATAAAGAATTAGCTATTAAAGCTTCAAAAGAGTATGAAGAATCAATAAAAGTTAGATAATTATGATTATACTTAAGAATACTAAAAATACACAAACTTTCTATGTAAGTAAGAAATGTGGTATTGAATCTGGACAACTTCCTGTTGGTTCTTATACTAAGATTGAAGCAGATGAAAGATTCCAACCTAAAGGTAATTACATTTCTGAAGAGAAAGCAGAAGAGTTAATTGATACTAAAGTAACAGAAAGTATTGAAGAGCAAGTCCCCCCTTTAGTAGATCAATCTATTGATGCTAAACTTGTTCCAATTAATACTGAGATTACTAATCTTAAAGGAGAAGTTGCACTTAAAGCAGATAAAAGTGAGTTATCAAACTATGTAACTACAGATGCATATAATACAAAGATGACAGAGTTAGATGGAGAAATCTCAGCAATTCAAGCTCAGATTGGTAATATTTCAACTACTCTTGATACAATTAATGGTGAAGTAATCTAATATGGCAAATACAATTTCTGATAAATTAACGTATCTTGAAGGTACTAAGAGTGCCATTAAAGATGCTATTGTAGCTAAAGGTGTTGCTGTATCAGATTCAGATACCTTTAGAAGCTATGCAGATAAGATAGGACAGATTTCTGGAGGTGGAGGAAAGATTAATTTAAATGATTATGGATTAACATTTTCAAATTCTAAAATGGATAAAGATCATTATGATAACGTTGAATATGAAATTCCACAAGATTGTAATTATTGATTTCATATGGCTTCATTTCAAGATCCTATTGATATATCTGATCATATTAATCCAGATATATTATATGCTGCGGAAAGAACATTTCAATATGCTAGTAATATACATATTAATGAGATAAAACTGCAGGCCGAACGTTCATATACATTTTCTAGTTTTGCAGGCAGTATTGATACTCTAGAATTTATTAATCCTCAATCCGCTAGTTGAGGATATTGTACGCGCACATTTTATTTATCCTCATCTTTTCCAAAAAATATAACAATAACAAATAAGTATGAAACTAGTGTATGTGCATTAGAATATTTTTTTAATCAAGTAACTACTGATTCTGCTGTTCCTATTAGTGTCCCTGAAATTGAAGTTATAAATGGGCAAGTAACTTTTACTCAGTATTTTAGCTCATATTCATCTAATATCACATCTGTAGGTAAAATAAAATTAACAAATTGTTCTTTATACCAAGATCTTAATAAAACAGCACTTTGTGGTACAGCTAGTAGTGTTGTAACTTATTTTGGGGGTGTTGAAGGAGCTGATAAAAGTATGAATTTAGCAAATTTTAGAGTACTAAATAGTCAATCAGTAACTGATATTATTACAAATGTTAGTGATTTAACTGGAAAGGATACCAAAACTTTAACTTTTTATACTAACGTTTATAATGCACTTACTGAGGAACAGAAATCATTAGCTGCATCTAAAAACTGAACTTTAGCAAGTTCAAACTAATTGTCAGTTTTTATTTTTTCTTAGTACTTTGAGTGAGTAAAAAACTTGACATTAAAGGAGGCTTAGGTCTCCTTTAATTATTTTAATACATTAGTAAATTGGTTTATATTTTAAGAAAAAGATATGTAAAAGTAATGTAAAACTATGTAAAATATGAACTACAGTTTAATTCTTCAAAATACAACTACTAAAGAAGTTTATACATTTAATCTTGAAAATCAGAATTATTCTGAGAATATCTACTATAAGTTTGATATTACACTTCAAGAAGGAATGAGAGACGGTGAATATCAATATATTTTATTTACTAATCCAAATAAATTTCAAGTTATAGTTGATGTAAACAATCCATTTAGATCAGAGTTATATGGTAATCCAGTTATTCTGGTTACATATAATAATACTCTTACTAATGGTACTCAGATATTAGTTGCTGGTAAACCAATACCTATATTGGGAACAGGATTAATAAGAATTGGAGATTATGAAAATAATAATTATCAATACGACAAACCTAATACATACGTAAGTTATGAGCGAAAATAAAACAAAAGTTCAGTTAAGCGCTATTGATCCATTTATTGCAAGTAATATCGTATTACCTACAGAAACTAAAGCAAGAGGAAAAGATTATGTAATGTGAGGAGAAGATAACAAATATCCGTTATATCTATGGGATTTATATTTAAATGTTGCTACTCTCCAATCTATCATTAATGGTTCTGCTGACTTTATTGTTGGTAATGATGTTAAATGTAATGCTCCAGGATTTGAAGTAGTTGTAAACAAGAAAGGTGAAACAATAGTTGATATAATGAGAAAAATCACTATTGATAAGATGATATTTGGAGGTTATGCTATCCAAGTAATTAGAGATATGCTCGGAAGAGTTGCAGAGATCTATCATATTGATTTTATGAATGTAAGGTCAAGTGAAAAGAATGATATATTATATTATGCAACTGATTGGACAGCTTGGTCTGTAAAAGCTATAAAATATCCAAAATTTGGAGCTGGAGATGAAAATCCAGCTAGTATATTTTATAATAAAGGTTATATAACAAGAGGAGTATATCCTATTCCTGTTTATGGAGCCGCTATTTTATCTTGTGAAACTGAGAAAAATATTAATGAATTCCATTTAAATAACATCAATAATGGATTTATGGGTAATCTTATTATTAACTTTAATAATGGGGAACCTACAGATGAAATTAGAGAGGAGATTGAGAGGAATATTAATGAGAAGTTCTCTGGTTATCAGAATGCTGGCAGAATATTGATTTCATATAATGCAGATGAGGCAAATAAGACTACTATTGAAAGATTAGATTCTGATGATTTTGATGAGAAATATCAATCATTATCTGAGAGAACCAGAGATCAAATATTCTGTGCCTTCCGAGCTAATCCTAACTTATTTGGAATTAACTCAGATTCAACTGGTTTTAATGAGCAAGAATTTGAATCTTCATTCAAGCTTTATAATAGAACTATGATTAGACCTATTCAGAAAGAGATTTGTGATTCATTTGATAAGATTTTTGGAATGCAGAATTCAATCACAATTTCACCATTTAGCCTTAATGAAGCTGATACTAAACAAGTTGAATAATGGAAAATAATTATAGAAATGTACTATTAATATCTGAAGATTATATAAAATCAGAATCTAATCTAGACAATAATGTTTCTGGTAAATATCTTCAGTCAGCAATTAAACTTGCACAAGATATTGAGCTTCAGTCATTAATTGGAACTAAGCTCTTAGAAAAGATTCAGAAATTAGTAATTGATTGAAAAGATCCAAATAAACCAGTTCATCCAATAGAACCTCCTATTTATGATCCTACTTCTATAGATGACCCAGAAAATCATAGATATAAAGAATTGCTAGATTACTATATTCAGCCTTATTTACTTTATCAAGTATTAAGTGAGATTACTATACCTATTTCGTTTAAGCTTAGTAACTTTGGGGTTATGAGGACTGATGATGAGAAAGATTTAACTTCTGATATTAATCAAGTTAATCTTATTAAGAAATATTATAGAGATAAAGCAGATTTCTTTAAAACAAGATTGCAAAATTGGGTAATTACATATTATAATGATTTTCCTGAATTGTATTCTTATAAACCTCTTAAAGATATGTATCCAAATATGTATTCAAGTTCATCTTGTACTATTTGGTTAGGTGGAGCTAGAGGTAAAGATTGGAGATATAATTCTTGTGAAGGTCCTCTACAAAGAGCTTATGATTTCCCTTCAAGTGATAACAATAAAAAGAGTAAGTAAGATGACGTATTTTGAATTAATAAACAATTTAAAGGCTTGTGCTCTTGAAGAACCCAATATTAATTTTGTAGGAAGTAAGGATATATATGAACTTAATAGTATCCCAACTATTGAATATAATGTATTTTATATAACTCCAAATACATTTAATATGGATGAGGATACTATTACTTACTCTTTAAATCTCTATTTTATAGCAAGATGGGATGAGACTGATAATAATCAGCTTGAAGAGCAATCAGCTGGAATATTAGCATTAACTAATATAATTAACCGATTTAATAACCAATATCCAGAAGTTGATATTTCTTATCCTTTAATTTTTACTCCATTTTATCAGAAGTTTAAAGATATTTGCACTGGAGTATTTGTTAGAGTTGATTTAGCTGTAGACAACACTCTGGGTACTTGTTCTGATAATATGTAATGGAAAATAAATTAAACTGGTTTGGAAAAGTATTAGAATGAGTAGATAAATATGGACTGTGGAAAATAATTAAAGGTGGATTTGGATTTATATTTATTTCTTATGTAATAATTATAAGTACTAATCCAGGAATAATATATGATAAAGTTGTAAGTTATATAGAAACAGTTCATAATACTAATCAAGTAATACGACAAGAAGCAGATCTTAAGGTTAGATATATTATTAAAGATCTTTTAAATGATACGAATGCAGATAGAGCTTGAGTTATTGAGTATCATAATGGCACTTCAGGATTAGGAGGACTTCCATTTACTTATGGAATTATGAATAGTGAAGAAACAGAACCTGGAGTTGCTCCAGTTTCAAGTCATTATAAAGATTTCCTATTATCTGATTATTTATTTATATTGAAAACATCTAAAAAAGGCGGATGATTCGGAGATGTTGAAGATATAAAGGAATTAGATAGGAGAATGTATTATGCATTTAAATCTAATGGTGTTAATAAGATTGCAATATTCTATTTAAAATCAGAAGATAGAGATATTGGAGTTTTAGGCTTATCTTATTGTGATAATGAGATGCCAGTTGATACTTGAGTAAAACTAAGAGATGCAGGAATTAAAGTAAGTATAATTTTAAATAAATAAGTTATGAAATATTGGATAAAATATTTAATAGCAATAGTAATTATAATCTTAGTATTTTTAATGGTAAAAGTAATTCCATTTTGGATTACATTAGTACTCATAGCACTTGGTGCTGGATGTCATTTATTTTACCGTTATACTATGCTTAAAGATATTATTAAATAATGAAATATTTTACTATTAGTGAATTAACAAGATCTGATACAGCTTCTATTAAGAAGATAGATAATACTCCAAATAAAGAGATTACTGAACACCTTATAGAGTTAGTCGAGAAACTTTTAGACCCATTAAGAAGTGATTGGGCAGAGTATTGTGATGTTAATCGGTTGGGAAATCCAGCAATAAGTGTGAATTCAGGTTATAGATGTAATGAGCTTAATAAAGCTGTAAGAGGATCTTTGACATCTGCCCATCTAACAGGATATGCAGCAGATATAATTCCAAGTAATGGTCAAATGAAAGAATTTCAGGTTTGGATTACTGAAGCTATTGAAAAGTATGATTTTGATCAACTTATTTATGAGAAACCTAGAAATGGAATAGCTAGTTGAATTCATTTAGGATTGAAGAATAAAGAGGGTTTGCAGAGAAGACAGAAATTTACAATTATATAATTATGGACTCCAAATCAAGTAAACTGCTTCATAAGACAAAGAAGAAAGTAAGAAGTGAAGAATATTTAAAGTACCAAAGATATATAAGATCAAAGGATTTTAAGGCCATTAGAGAGCAAATATTATTGCGGGATAACTACCACTGCCAAACTTGTAATTGATGCGTTCAGGAAGGCGGAAATAGGTCTTTATCGGTACATCATAAGACGTATGAGAATTTATATAATGAGCAGGAACATTTGGAAGATTTAATAACATTATGTTCAGTTTGTCATAAAGCTATTCATTCATCGGTTAGTAATTATCAAAGATTTAAACAGAAATAGGAGGGCATAAACCCTCCTATTTTCATTTATTCCATCATTTCAAATAATTTATCATCTTCTTTAGGTATTAAATCTCCTGTTTGTAAGTCCACTAAAAACCTACTATTTTCTGGTATTACATATACATAATACACTCCATTTATGCATACTTTATAGGTTTGGTATTTCATATTAATCAGTATATGTTGCATTAGTAATTTCTGGTTTTGGCATTTCTTCTACTTCTTCCCAAACTAAACCTCCCTTCAGTTCGTTTAATTGAACTATTATGTATTCCAGTTCTTCAAGCTTTTTTAATAAATCATCCATAATTAATCAAATTTAGAAATAAATAATCTTTATCTTTTAATACTTTGTCTATAATATCTCCAAATCTTTTAGTAGCTTCTTTACACTCAAGTATTCATTTATCCAATTCTTTAATATACTCTTCTGTTTGTTTAATTGTTTCTTTAATATCGCCTTCCATATCACAAATATAATATTTTTATTTATTAAATACAAACTTTTTATTAATAATTACATAACCTTCAGTTTGTTTACCATTTACTCTTTTCTGGCATTTTTTAACTTCATAATATTTATCAATTTCTGTTGCTTTTGGAGTAATAGTAATATCACTAATTTCATAAGCTTCTTTAACAAACTTTTTAATATCAGCGTTAGAATACCACATTCCAAGAGTAATTGATTGATTTAACTTCTTAGCTGCTTTGTTATCTGCACTTTTATTTGATTTCTTTAATAGAGCATCTTTAATATCAGAAATGCAATATTTTAAACTTGCCATCTTTTCGAATCCTAATTTACTAATAGCTTCTGGCAGCCAAGGATATTTAATAATAGCATCATTTAAGAGTGGAGTATTCAATTTAAATTTATTTTCCCATTCTGCTCTAACTTCTTTAATTAGTTCTTTAAATGGTTTATTATCAGATTCAAAATCAATCTTAATAGAGTTGTCTTCACATTCTACTACTTTTTTAAATCCATTCTTTATATACTCTTTATTAAGATTTGTTCTAATAGAATATAAACCTCTTGTCACTTTAAAGTTAAAAATATCTACCTTAGCCATATTTGGATCAAATGTAAATGTAAAATCATCATTTACTTGGATATAAGTATCGGATGTAAATTCCTTAAGTTTCTTTCTTGCAACTTCAGGCATTGCATTGTAAGCATCTACAGCAATCTTAGTTTCCTCAATATTCTGGATATTCTTCTTTTTAAAGTCTTCATAACTAATATCTGCATATCTTGTTGCTGAGTAAAGATGAGTTATCCAGTTTAAATATTTACTATTTCTAATTCTACCAGCAATCTGTTGAATAGAAGTTGAGATGTCAAGAAGAGTTTGTGCTTTTTGAGCATCACTTACTACTACAATTCTTCCATTTTCATCATAAATATCAGAACCTTCAAATACTGTAGAAGTTAATAAATTTATTTTCTTAGGTTCATCTAATACTGTAGAATTGTGAATTGATAATTTGGTTTTATTGTTTTTGGAGTATATAACTCTTGTATTCTCTTCTGTAAGTTTAGCTTTCTGAATAAGATTCTTTATAAAGTCTACAGAATTTACAAATATATAAACATTACCTTCTACTTGATTATTAAGAACAGCATTAATTAATTTAATAGTTGAAGCTTCAACATTCTTACATTTAACAGCTTGTACCTTAGTTTCAATAACATCATCCCATTCTTGTTTTACTAATTCTAAATCTTTTAATTCATCTAATACAAACTCTTCTTCAAGAGGAGTAGCAGTCATAAATGTAAAATCTTTAAATAATTTATAGTTCTCTAAAACAGGTTTAATAGCATCCTTTCTAAAGCTATACTGATTAAATAGTATATGATATTCATCTACTAATAAACTATATTCTTTAGTATTAACTGCAGAAATAACTTTTGGAAGTGAGTTATATGTAACAATAATTTTAGGGCATTTAACACTATCTACGTAATCTTTAATCTCTTTAATAGTAACTCCAGCATAAACTCCAAATATCTTCTCAGTACGTCTTTCATTTGGATATTGTTGAAGTTTATTTTCAACTAAGCTAGTAAATGGAACACAAATAACATAAGGCTTATTACATTCAATTGCCATTGAAGTTCCTCCACATCCAACTTTTCCTTTATCAAATAAACAGTTAGTTGGCAACTCATTAATCAAATTGTTTAAATATGTTTTCATAATTTTAATAATTTAAATAGTTAAAGTTTTTGTCAATATTTTTATTTTCTTACTACTAAATTTGAGTAAAAAACTTGACAGTAAGATTCAAAAAGTGGCAGGATTTTCACCTGCCTAGAATTATTAGTTTTAGTTTCATACTACAAAGATACAACATTATTTTTATACTTCCAAATAATTTAGGTATTATTTTTAATAAAAATTATTTTTTTTCTTTACACTACAAATATAATAATAAATTTTTATTCTGCAAAACTTTTCTTTATTTTTCTTACCCAAAGTTTTGTTAATTTTTTACCATTCTCTTTTTCATATCTTTGATTAGCATATTTTATTCAATCTCAATTTAGTGCGTTTAATTGAATTGCAGCTCTATTTAATGATACTCCAGATAAACACAATTCTACTAATTTATCTATATTCTCATTATATCACTCTTTTTTACTTTGTTTATTTATTTTTATATTATTTGCACTCTTAAAATCTGATAATAGCTCTACAATTAATTCATCTGGAAGTTTTAACCATTCTGAATTACTCTTAGTTTTATATGCTCTATATTTATCTCTATAATAATTTTCATCATCTCTAGTTCCTTCTTTTGCTATAAAAAATTCTATCATTTCATTTGGAATAGTGTTTTTATAAGCAGTTAGTCTACCACTTATATTAGTGGTGTAACCAACTTTAATAAAATTCGTTTTAGTTAATTTAATTATGTAAATCATATTGTTTTTATTAAAATATAATAAAAATACAAATAGTAATATTTTTTTGAAAATAATAAAAATAATACCTAAAAAATTTGGAAATTGAATAAAAATGTATTATCTTTGTAGTACAATAATAAAACAAGTAATAACATATTAAATAATAAAATTATGAAAAAAATAAATAAAATTTTAGTTGGCCTTTTAATTGCATCTTCAATTATTGCAGGTTTTAGAGTAAATGAAGTCTATCAGGAAAGACAACATAAAACATTTGAATTAAGATTAGAAAGAGCAGAATTAAAACATAAATTAGATTCAGTAATGTGGGTTAATCCAGCAAGTGAAGAAGTATCTAATTTATATGAAGAATATTGTGATTTAACACTTAAAATTAATAATATAAAATAATGAAAACAGATATAAGAAGCTTAGTCTTTACAAAGAATCTATTTAAAGAGAAATTTAATATAGATATAGAATGATGTAAAGATGATTATTCCAGATATGATGGAACATTTAATTGGAATGGAATTGATTATATAATTGAAGTTAAAAGGAGAAGATTTAATTCTAATAAATATCCAACCACTATTATTAATAGGGATAAATTTGATATGCTATCAAGAAATAATTCTATATTAGTAATAATATTTGATGATGGAGTATATATATTTAAAGATATAAAACAAGCCTTTATAAAGGATTCTATGAAATATGGTTGTTCTACAACAGATTTTGGAGGAACTTATGGCTATTCATTAAAAACAGAGTTGTCTTTAAAGAAAGCCATCAAGATAGATGTAAATACAGAATTTAGTAACTATATAGCAAATGACAAATAATGAGATTATTACCAAATACTATGACTTCTGCCAAGAGTTAAAACTTAAATTTGGAATGGATGATGATTGTTTCCAGATGTGTGTACTAGACCTTCTGGAAACATCAAATCCAAAATTAAATCAGCTTGATAGCAAAAATGAATTGAAATTTTGGATTACAAGATTATTTAAGAATTATTGGTTTAGTAAAACAAGTAGATATTACTATACTTATAAGAAATATTATGAGATTGTTAAAGAACCACTTGAACAACAAAATGACGAATTGGAGGATTGATTAAATGAAACGGAAGATTAATATTGATGATTTGCTTACTGAGTATGAGATAGACTATAGTATGTTTACAAATATGGATGATAGATTATTAAGTATATATCCAAAATGACTTGAGCTTAATAAGGCAGATAAGACAGTAATCATATTATATGCTGAATATCGCAGTTATAGAGAAGTGGGAAGAATATTGGGAATTAGTCATACTACAATTCAAAGATTTATTAAACAAATAAGAGAGAGATTATGTTAGAATTATTTATAATAGCAGTAATAATAGTCTTTATAATTGATTTATCTGGAGCTTTAGATAGTTTTAAACATAGTATTTGAAAAAGACTATTTAAAGGTATGCCTTATAAAGAAGATTGAAGACTAAAACCTTTAGATTGCAGTTTATGTATGACTTGGTGAATTGGATTAATATATATTCTTATTACAAGTCAATTTTCAATTTTAATGGTTGGATATATTGCACTATTAGCATTTATGACTCCAATTATTAAAGATATTATGATATTATTAAAAGATGCATCTACTAAACTAATAGATGTTATATACAAACTTATTGATTAAAAATTATATTTTATGGAAACAGAAGTTATTTATCACTACAAGAATGGAAAGTTAATTTCTATATTTACTTATACTAAAAAGCGCTAATTATGAAACAATTAACAGAAGAGCAGTTTAAATATTTAAGAGGATTTGAAGATAGATTTGTAACTGCAACTAAGTCTAATTATTGCAGAAATGTACAAAAGCAGGATGTAATTAAGCTTAAAGAGATTTATGAATACTTAATTGAACAAGAATATAGAATGAGCGTAGCTTGTGCTACTTGTATACTTAATCTTATAAAGAGGATTGCTCCAATCTATTTTGAATATCAAGAAAAATTAAAAACAAATGAAAGTGAAGGATCAAGAGCTGCCGAAGAAAACAGGGAGGCCAAGAAAGGAAGAGGTAAAAGAGAATCAAATAGACGAACAAAAAACTAAATATCTTTATGCAGCAAGATTATTTAATAAAGGATGATCTAGAAATAAAGTAAGTGAAGAACTTCAAACTAAATATGGAGTTGGACAAACTACTGCTGCTAAATATATTAGGGAAGCTTATAAGATTATTGCAGATAAAAACGATAATCTTATAAAGAATTTAAGACATATACAATTAACAAGATTGGAAACATTATTGGATATTGCTGTTAGTAAAAATGATGTAAGATCTGCTACTGAAGTTATTAAAACAATAAATTCTATGTTTGGATTAAATCAACCAGAAATTCAAGTTAATATTCAAAATAATGAATGCCAATTTAAATTTGGAGACCCCATTATAAATGACAAGGATATATAAAGGATATAGGCCATTTATTTATCAGTACAAAGTACATACTGCAATGAATGACTCTTATAGATCTGGAAAAATATTTACAGTAAAAGCTAAAAGACAATGTGGAAAGTCATTTATGGCAGAAAATGAATTATTAAGATTCTCTATAAATTATCCAGGCAGTATTAGTTGTATAGTAGAACCCACTTTAACTAATAGTAGAAAAATATTTAAGGAAATCATAAAAGCTCTTGGAGAATGTGATCTTATTAAAAAGAAAAATGAGTCATTGTTAGAAATAGAGTTTACTAATGGGAGTGAAATACTATTTAAATCTGCAGAGCAAAAAGATTCATTACGAGGATTTACAGTAAGTGGATTATTAGTAATAGACGAAGCAGCATATATATCGGATGAAGTATTTGAAATATTAACTCCTATAGCTGATGTTTGGTCTGCTCCAATATTAATTATTAGTACTCCAAGGTTCCGAGAGGGTTTCTTTTATGACTGCTTTACTAAAGGGTTAGATCCAAAATATGACAAGTTCTATAAATCATTTGATTGGGCTTTAGAAGATACATCTATGCTTTTAGATAAAGAGAAGTTAGAGATGTATCGACTTACAACCTCAAAAAATAAATTTAGAACTGAATACTTAGGGGAATTTGCAGATGATGATGGCTGTTTATTTAATAATATAGCTAATTGCATAATTGAGAAAAAACCAGATTATCAGAGTCTTTATATAGGAATAGACTGAGCTACTGGAAGTGGTAAAGACTATACTTGTGTTACTGCTTTAAATGAATCTGGGCAAATGGTCTTTATAAAGTATTTTAACGATAAAACTCCAACAGAGCAAGTTGATTTATTAACAAATATACTAACTGAGTATCAAGGATTTATAAAGATTGTACAAGTTGAACAAAACTCAATTGGTAGTGTCTTCTATGATATGTTAGTTCGGAAGAATCCGAAAATCAGAATTATACGATTCTTAACTACTAATAAGAGTAAGGCAGATATAGTTAATAAGCTTCAAGCTGCTTTGGAGAATGAAAAGATAGGATTATTAAAAGATGATAAACTTTTAAATGAGTTAAGACTATATGAGGCTTCATATAATCCAAAAACTGGAAATGTTAGTTATAATGCTCCATCTGGATTTAATGATGATACAGTAATTTCATTAATGTTAGCCTATGACTCATTAAATACAAACAAAGGACATTATAATATTAAAATTAAATAGTATGAATGTAGCAACTAAATGGGAAGAAGTATCTTTAAAGAAATTCCAAGCTTTAAATGCATTTATTATGAGTGATGTAAAAATGACAGATTTAGATAGGAGTATTGAGATCTATGCATTACTTACAGATAACCCAGATGAAGCAAGGGATGCTTTATTAAATATGACTGTAGATCAACTATCTATAGAACTTAGTAAAATTCATTTTATTGTAAATAAATATAAATCCAAAGTTCCAGAAACTGAATATGACATTGATGGTAATAAATATACAGTTCAATTAAATCTCAGAAATATGACTGCTGCTCAGTATATTGATTTTCAGAACTTTTATAAAGATTATGAAAAGAATCAGAAGTATATATTCTTATGCTTTTTAATTCCTAAAGGAAAGAAGTATAATGAGGGCTATGATGTAATGGAATTAGCAGATGAATTATATGATAAAATTCCAATTACTATTGTTACAGACATTATGGTTTTTTTTTGCAAATTATTAGAGAGCTTAACCATAGCTACCCTAATCTCTTCAATGCGGGAGATGAAGAAATTGATGAAAAAGGAGAAAGATCCAGTAAAGAAATATCAATTACGGAAGAGGATAGTTCAGGCGAGACAAACTCTGAATTTAGTCAAAAATGGAACTGGATTTGTTGAATAGACAGGGTTAGTGAAGTAACAAGGTTAAATTGGCATCAAGTATATGATATGCAGATTCAAGAGTTCTTGAATATTATTTGTTACTTACTTGATAAAGGAAAAGAAGAAAAAAGGCAAATAGATCTTTGAAAAGCTAAACACTAAAATGTCAGTTTTTATTTATTTTAACTACTAAAAGTGAGTAAAAAACTTGACACTTAAATAGGGAGTAAATCTCCCTATTTGTGTTTAGATACTCAATATGAGAATGATATATTTTAGTAAAAATGGCAAATCAAGTTTTGGATTTTCCCAATTTAGAAGCTGTCTTAAAACAATATGGAGAACAATTACTTTCTATATATAGGCAGAAATTACTACAAACTGGTTCAGATGATACGGGAACTCTTGGTAATACACTTAATTATATAGTTGAAGATCAAGATGAAGTATATGAAGTTAGTTTGCAAATACAAGATTATTGGAAGTATGTTGAGGATGGTAGAAATGCAGGAAAGTTTCCTCCTATTAGTGATATAAAAAGATGGATACAAACTAAACCTGTATTACCTCGTCCATATAACGGATCACTTCCAACTATTGATCAATTAGCATATTTAATAGCAAGAAAGATTTCTAGAAGGGGAATTGAAGGCAAGCATCTATTAGAGGAATCATTAACTGAATTAGATGCTTATATGTTATTAGATAATGCAATAACAAAAGATTTAGAAACACAAGTTGATAATGTATTTAAAAACTTTTAAAAATGGCATTTATACCAAGTAAATTAGGAATATATAATGCATCAAGGAGTTTTCCTGTTAAATGGAATAATCCTGGATGGGGAATTACTGGAGAATATTATTGGACTTGGGGATTTAATTATACTGAAGAAGGGCCTTTAAATGTAACTATACAAGAACCTAGTACTTCTGGATGTACAATACAATTTTTATCTCCTACAACAATAACTACTGATTCTTCTACTGTATTTCATTTGTATCCTAGAGGTCTTACTACTGCTTTATTAGTGGAACATTTACCAATTAATTTACATAGTAAAGCTCCTGGATATTATCCTGCTAATGACAGCATTAAAGTACCAAATACTGGTGGAGAATATACAGTAGAGTATATATTAAATAGATCAGATATTATTAAATGAGATGCAGCAGTTGTTAATGCTACAGCTTTAGTTAATATGAAAGTTCTGGATTGAGATTCTTGCTCTATTAAGTTTAAAGTTACAGTAAGAGCTAATACTCAATGAAATACTGATTTAACTGCAACTATCCAATTAGGGGCTTACTATGATACTAATAAATTTATTAGTTCTACTTATAACTTTAAGATTGAAAAGAGTAATATTCCTGAAGATTTAAAATTAGTAGTAACTCCTTCTTCTGGAACTTATGGAGCAGCTGCTTTTGTTACTGAAGAGTTTCATTTAAGTACAACTAAAGCAGAAGAAACTATTACCTCATTTAATGTTACCTGTCCTCAAGCTAGTAATATTAAAAAGGATAGTGTTGATAACTATTTTGTATTAACTGTTCCAGAGAATAAAACTACTAATAATTTAGAGTTTAGTGCAATGGTTACTGCAACAACTTCTGGAGGTTACACTCTTGAAGCTACAGTTCCAATTAAACAATCTGCAACATCTTTAATGATTCCTAATACTAATTATGAAGTAAGTTGAACTGCATCTACATTAAATATAATAGGAACAGGTTCTAATAACTTAGATGATGTTGTATTTAGTATTCCTGTAGGTTGGATTAGTGGACAGAAGTTATCTGTAAATTCTCAAGGTGTAGCAACTATTAGTTTGAACATTGCGGAAAATTCTGGATTATCTTCCAGAAAAGCAACTATTGGAGTATCTGTTATAAAGAATAGTTCAAGTATTATTAATTTATCTATTAATATTACTCAATCAGTTAAATCTGATATATCTCCAATTTGAAAAGATTATGTTTGGAATGAGATTATTAGTTCAGATTTTATT